CTTCGCCTTCCATGTTCATCATGGCCATGGCCTGCAATACCTTGGCGGTTTCGGGATCGCTGGTAATCGCCAGCATCCCGGTAATCGCCCGGACCGTGGCAGCGCGCCGGCTGTCCGAAGTCGGGCCAACCGTCACCGCAACGTCGAAATCAGCCTCGGACAAGTCGTTGTCAGTCTCTTGCTCTGCGTCGCGCATCATGGGGCGCATCAATTCAATTGACGTGATTTCGTCTTGCTCGCCCACACCCTTCATGGTGCGGCCTTCCTCGACATAGACCTCTTTGGCCATGCCCAGCCAAATCTCGCCCGCGCGCTTGACCGCCTTCGCGAAGTTGGACATGTAAATGAAGGACGGCATATCAAGGCGTTGCTGGATCATCTCGACGGCCTTGCCGGAGATGTTCGACACCATCTTGTCGCCTTCGTTCTGGTTGCCCAGAATTTCTTTAATATCCGCTTCCGTGATCTGCAAAATGCCAGCCAATGCAGGCGGTATCTGCGGCGCTCTGGTATAGGCCACGGGCGGAAGGTTCTGTAACTGCCCCGTCGCGTCAGTCACCGGATTGATAAGCTGGTATGGGTAATTCTTGATGTTGTCCTCTGCCCATCGCTCTTGATGGCCAGCAACCTGCTCGGGGAAGAAGATGGGCTTTTCAACCCCGGACATGGCCGCGATCTCGCCAAGCTTCGAGACTTGCATGTTCTTCAGCCGTTGCGGGTCTTTGGCCAAGCGCACCGCGCCCATGCACCGCTCGACGTTATCCACAAACCACCGCTTGCCATAAACCGGCACAATCGGGATATTCTTGCCGGCAATCAAGCCGCAGTCTTCCAGCACCGCATTGCCGTTCAAGATGTATTTCCGCACCCGGCGCCGCTTGACCTTCTTCTGCCGGACCTCGCGGGCGCCAAGCGCCTCAAGCGTGGCCTCTAGCTCTTCATCATCTTCAAAATCCGCCTCGGGATGCTTTACCTCGCTGCCGTCCAAATGCCGAAACACGCGAATGGTCTGGGTTTCCATTTCCCGCCGGTAGTATTCCGCCACATAAACCACGTCTGGCGTCAGCCAATCGAACTCGCTGCGCTTGATGTCTTTTGGCCAGCTTGCCGGGTCATCGCCCCATTCTTCCATATAAGCAGCGCGGCTTTGGCTAGTGATCACGAAGCAATGCTTGGCGTCCGACTTATCTTGCCGCTTGGCGTCCAGGTCAAAGAATACGGAACTGTCAGCATCGAAGATCGGCGCGATGCGGATGCGTTGCTTTTCGTCGTCTTCGTCTTCTTCGTTTTCGTATTCCGTATGCAACCGGAAGGCGCCGAACCCGCCGCCTACCGCCTCTTCGAAAGCATTGTCATAGGCTTCCGTTGCAACGCTGTCCTGTTCATCGGCCCGGAACAGATCGGCGCAGGTATCGGCCAGCTTGTCATATTCGGTGCCGTCCTTACTGACAAAGGCGGCGCTGATGCGGTTGTTGCGGTATTCGCTGATGATCCTGAGAACTGCCAGGTGAACCTTATTCACCTCAAAGCGTGGCTTGTTCTCAAATTGCGCGCCAAGCGGACCTTCCCATTGGGCGCCGGCGATGGAATAAAACCGCCGATCATCAAGGCATTGCAGGCGCTCTTGCCGCAACGCGCTCTGGATGCGGTCAAATTGCGTCATGGCCTCGGAATGGATGTCAGCTAGTCGCTGTTCCTTGGAAATCCGCGCCACCGTGCTACCTCCAATGATGCGCCGTAGGGATCGCCACCACCGGGGCGGGGCGCGACACTTTGGCCCTTCTAGCGCCTTCGCAGGCATAACGCAAGGCATCAATGACGTGGTTTGCCTTATCGTTAAGCACCGGCAGCACCTTGCCCGTTAAAGGGTCAGTCTTGAACGAATAGGCGGTCAGCTCGTCAATCGTGTGCCGGCACCGGGGATGCACCACAATGTCAAAGGACTTCAGCCACTCGATCCCATCCTCTATGCTTTTCGGCCCTTTGACCGCCGCCGCAATCTTGGGGAAGCCGTGCTTCCGCATGTAGCTGATAGTCTCAGGCCGGGCGCTGTCCGCCGTCAAAGGCCACTTCTCGGCCTCGGGCACGGTCATAAACAGGTCCGGCGTGTCGGGTATCTCGCAGCCGATCCGGTAAGCCTCATAGTCAATATACAGTTTTCGCCCAATGATATGGCACCGGACCAGCACGGTCGGGTCAACCGCAAAGCCCCAATCGGCCCCCAGGCGGTGGATGGCGTCAGGCGGCGCTTCAAATTCCTCAATCTTCCAATTGCGGAACACCCGAGCCTCGCTATTGGACACGTACCCGCCGCCCCAGACGTGGGCGTATTTGTCCGGGTCGCGCGCCCTGTCATACTCCATTTCGCGGCGCAATACGTCCGGGAACCAGGGATTGTCATACCAATTGACGGGCACAATAACCGCGTCCGGGGGCGGATCCGGGCCTCGCAACAGGGCGTCAACCGGATCTGTGTCTTGGTGGGGGTTCCAACTAAACCAAAGCTCAGAACCTGGCCGGCGGATTGTCGGGCGCAACAGGTCCAGGCTGCGCTGCGATAGGGACTGAGCTTCCTCCACCCATGCGCGGTCATAGCCTTCCAAGGACTTGATGCTGTCCGCCGTGTGGTTTTGCATCCCTTGGAAGATGATCAACCCCTTGCCACGGCGAGACTTGATCACAGCTTCCTGGACCTCAAACAAGTCCGCCGCGCCTAGGCTCTCAATCTTGGCTTCAAGCAACCGCTTCACGGATTGGGCGAGGCTCTTCTGAAACTCTCGGACGCAAACGCTTGACGTTTCAGGGTCCAGAATATGCGCCTCAATCAGCGCCTCGGCAAAGAAATGCGACTTGCCTGACCCGCGCCCGCCCCATGCGGCCTTGTATCGGGATGGCGCCAGCAGCGGCCTAGCCCATCGCGGGGTTTGGATTTGCAGGGCGGTCATTCAACCGCCAATTTGGCGCTAGGTTTGCGCCGTGTCAAGGCTGGCCCTCACGTCCTTGGGCCGAATGTTGCTTGGCATTGCGACCACCGTTGCGACCCGCTGGTAGCCAAGTCAAACCCTAAAACCTGCCCGGTCCTGACCATCACGGAATCTTGCAACCCCTTGGACCGTGTTAACGCTTGCGCGCTGGTCAGGTCGATCCGCCAGCCGGGCGCCAGCGGTGAAAGAACCAAGGGGCATTCATTACGGCTTCACAGCCTCGACGGTAATCTCATAAGGCTGATCGCCATCATAAACCGTAAACCGAAACGGGCCTATAGAATGGCGCCCTACGCGGGAAATATTAACCTTCACGGTTGTCTCCTGCGCTGGCGTTTTGGCCGCTTCAATCTCAATGCCGCCCATGCTTAAGCGTGTTTTGCCCTTGGCTGCCGGAATTAAAATGGTTGTCATGGGCTTGGCTCGGGCGGCGGGTCGGGCAGCGGCATCCAGTGGCTGGGTTTCCATTCATCATCCTCGGCATACGCGCGGGGCACTACCAAAACCCATTCTCCCCAAGATGCTCGCCATTCTACCGTCGCCATGTCGCCGTCACGATAGCCCAGCACGGGCGTTCCATCCTTTGGCGCGGTCTCAATCGGTTGCCATTCCATGGTCATGCCTTCCTTTTCGGCGGCGGCGTTTCTTCCGCATGATCAGCTCTTGCCACAAGCCAATCTGCTATCTGGTCCGGGATAGGCAACGCCCCGCGCGCCCATTGGCGGACCGTGCCCTCGGCGTAGCCAAGCTGCCGGGCCAAACCCCGCTGGGTCCAGTCCAGCAGGGTCAGGCATTCGCGGAAATGCGTGGGGGTCATGGCGCAACCTCCTCAACAACACATCCCGCCGCACGAAGTTGCGCCACTCTTTCGGCAAGAAAATCCTTGGCTTGTTTAACGCTGGCCGCAACATCCCGATCTTCGCTTGTATCGGCCCATACCTCAGTCAGCAAAAAATCATGCTGCCGAATTTTTGTAATGTGCGAAAACTTGCCAACGCCTTGAACTGTGTAAGCTTTGCGGTAAGGCTTGCGGTCCATCGGGTTATCTCCTCGTTTCCGGGCACCATCGCCTCGGTGCAATCCTTATACGCATATCGCGCAACGCGGTCAAGCAAAAAAATGCGCGCAATGCGTTTTTTTATTCGCCGGCCTTATCCACAATCACGCGCTCAATCCGGGTGATCGCCACCGGCGCATCAGGATCTCCAGCAAGCGTCGCCTTGCTCTCGGGCGGCATAATCCGGTCAAGCAGGTTCACCGCAGCCGCGTGACCTTGCGGGTGGTCAGGATCAAGCGCGCGGGTCATCTGGGCATCAAGCAGCGCCTGGCGCCGCTCGGCAATCGTGGCGCGGATTTCCGCCGCGACGCGCCAGCCTTCGCTTTTGGACCATGCCGGCGGTTGTGGCGCTTCGCCAAATGGAACGCGGGCAGGCGCACCGCTTGCGGGGCCACCGATCCCGGCGCCTTTCGCAGGGATGCCGCTGGCCGGAATGCCGCTGGCGGGTTTACCGCTTGCCGGTTTCGCGCGCGCGCGCGAGGTTTCTACCATGTTTGGCGCCTTTTCTACCATTATCGGCTCCTTGGCTGGTTTTCCGAGTTTAACACGGGCT